ACCCATCGCTCCGTCCAACGAATGATGCCGTCGCCCACATCCCCCTTCCAATCCAGAAGCGACTTGACGACCGACGCAGAGAACACCTTCTTCGGAGGTTGGATGACCTCCTCCTTCTCCTTCTTCGCCTCGCTCCTCTGACGACCCTTCAACGGGTTTCCATAGTCGCTCATTCTTCTTACCCTCTAACAAGAATGAGTGGCGGTGCGTTAGAACGAGTCAAAGCATACCCGCTTTCGGATGGAGATATTCGGAGAGTCCTCGGCGAAGACATCAAGGTCTTCACCTACCCACAACTGAAGCGTCTTCGGTCTGCCGATGACCTTTTTGATAGCAAGGGGCGGTGTATCATCCTCTTCCTCACCGAAAGCGAGACGGCGGGACACTGGTGCTGTCTCCTCAACAAGAAGAAGGGCATTGAGTTCTTTGACCCGTATGGCGATGACCCCGAAGGCGTCAAGGACGAGATTCCGAAGAGCAAACGAGACCATCTGGATATGAACCAACCCTACCTAATGCGTCTGCTAGAGGCAAGTGGTCGCCCCGTCTACTACAACACGTTCGCCTTCCAGAAGGAGAAGCGAGACATCAACACGTGTGGACGCCACTGCCTCGTCCGCCTTCTCTACGCCCCGTCCTCTCTGGAGACCTACAAGCGTATCATAGACAAGAGTGGTCTCTCGCCCGACGACTTCGTGAGTGGCGTCTCTGCCTCAATGCTCGGGAAATGAGGACGAAGAGATTTCCGCCGTAGAGGATAAAGATGTTGCGGTCTACAACAGAAGCGAAGTATGGTCTGACGCCAGACTATCCCGACTACCTCTACTACAATGCGGACATCATCAACAACACGACCGCAGACCTCGTCGGTGGTGCGGTGGTTGCCGACCCGCAAGTGAGGTTCAACGAGACCCGTGATACCTCGCTCATCAAGAATGCGTCGGAGTATTACTTCTCTATCGTGCGGTTCACGATGAATGGTCCCAACAAAGACCTTCCCATCTTCATCCCCGACATCCAAGAGGCGACGGGGCAAATCAACCCGAACCTTACGACCTACTCTCTTGCCCTTTCCTACGCCCAGACGTGGAACGTGAGTGGCGGTCGCACGATGGCGTTCAGTGTCCGCCCCGACCCTCGGTTCATCCAGTATCGTCCCGAGACGCAGAACCCGTTTCTTGCCCCGCTTCCTCGGGTTCCCGCAAACCCGCAACTGAAGGGGTTCTACACTGGCGGGTCGGTCTACCAGATTGGCGATGTGGTTTCCACGACCAACTCTACGCCGTCCAACACCAACCCTTACGGCATCTTTGAGGGTCCCTTCTTCCGAGTCCTTGCCCCCCAGCAGTGGACGGCGGGTCGGGTCTACTTTGCGGGAGACTTCGCCCAGTTCAACAATGGGGGGTATGTTGCCCTCGTCAACACCCCGAACCCCGCCCTTCCTCCTCCGCAGAACCCCGCCCAGTGGGTGTCGGGCGTCAGTGGTCTTGCCCCTCCCGATACTCGGTATTGGACGCCGATTGACTCGGCAAACGGGTCGCCCCAAGACCTCTCGTCTCGCTACTACTGGGTCTACACCTACCAGCAGTGGTTGGAGAACGTCAACCGCACCCTCCTAGACCGCACTCAACTGACTGCTGTTCCCGGTGCCTTCTCCACCTCTGCCTACCAAGACCTCTACAACGCCTTTGCGACGGCGTGGACGGCGAGTGGTCTAACCGCTCCCGCCGACCCGTTCCCCTTCCCGACGCTCCAAGATTTCGTCAACTTCGTGGTGCCTCCCCAGATTGTGCGGGATGCCTCTAGCGGTCGGTTCACCATCAAGGGCGACTCGGACGGGTTCGGCGAACGTCTCCTCACCTTCACCCCCACTGCCTACGCCGCCAACACCCCCGGACAACAGACCTCTCCCCAGATGCGTCTCTTCTTCAACTCCAACCTCTTCGGAATGTTTACCAACTTCTGGAACACCTACTGGAACACGACTGACCCCGCCATCGGTCCCTTCGCCAACACCCCCGTCTGGGTGTCTTCGGCGGGTCCGTCCAGTGGTCTGGTCGCCACCCCCGTGGGATACTCTACCGAGATTCTGTTCCCCAACAAGTTCTATCAGAACTGCGAAGACTACCGCCTCCCCCCCTTCTCGGGCATCGCCCCGCTGGGGTTCGCCCCCGCCCCCATCAACACGAAGGTCTACTGGTTGAACGAGCAAGAGTATCGCTCCGACGACACGCTCTGGTCTCCCATCTCGTCCATCGTCTTCACCTCCACCCTCCTCCCGACTCGGGCAGAGCAGACGGGACCGCCCGTCGTCCTCGGCACGGGCAACAACCAGTTCTCGGCGTCCACTGCCCCATCCGCCTTCCAACCTATCATCACGGACATCGCCCTCCCGATGGATACGGGGGCATCCTCCTACCGCCAGTTCCTCTTCTACGCCCCGACCGCCGAGTATCGTCTGACCGACTTCTCGGCGTCCAAGCAAGAGATTCGCAACATAGACATCCAAGTCTACTGGAAGAACCGCCTAGACAACAACCTCTACCCCGTCTCAATGTTTAATCTCTCGTCCGTCTCCATCAAGGTGATGTTCCGCCACAAGGATGCGATGACGGGGGGCGACTCCCTCAAGACAGAGATGATGCTGTAAGGAGGCGGACGAAAAAGATTGTCGGCGGAGTAGAACAAACAAGATGAGTGGCGACATTGAGAAACTTGCCGTCTTTGACTCCCGCATCGTCCAGTCCCGCCCCAAGTATGCCGTGGAGAAGGGTGCGTTGTCTCTTACCAACGCCCCGTTCAACGCCATCGCCGCCACGGCGTCCCAGCACACCTACAACATCTACGTGCCGTCCGAGAACGTCTACGTAGACCGAGCGATTGAGTGGTCGTCCACTTGCTCCCAGTCCTTCACGACTGCGGTGTCCGCCTTTATGTCCCCCGGCGAACCCATCGTTCGTGCGGGTGTGGACTTCGCCCTCCGCTCCTTCCCGCTCAACGCCCTCTGCTCCACGCTGACGGCGACCATCAACGACACCACCTCCGTCATCAACACCCAAGACGTGCTGAACGAGGTTCTCCGCCTCACGGACTACTCCAAGAACCGCCTCCAGCGGACTTGCCCCACGATGCTGGACGTCTACCAGTCCTACAACGACGCCCTCGGTGCGAACAACAACCCGATTGGCGGATACGAGCAGACTGCCTCCTCGTCCCCCGACAAGGTCGCCAATGGTGCGTTCTATAACCTTGTCTTCACGGACAGCACGGGAACCCTTCTCTCCACCTACGCCAACGGCACTCGTGTCGTGGCGGGTGTCGCCGTGGGTATCGTCCCGCCCGTGGCGGGTCAACCCGACCAGTATACCATTGCGGGTGGCGTCCCCGTCTACGACGGCGTGAACCTCGGTCCCTACTCCATCTTCATCCAGTGGCGGTCTACCGAGAAACTCGTCCTCTCCCCGTTCGTCTTCTCCGACGTTCACGAGTGGGACACGGGTCTGTTCGGCATCAACAACATCCAACTGATTATGAACCTTCGTGATAGCACCCGCACCATCCGCACCACCAACAATGCGGGTCGTCAGATTTCCGCCATCGGATACAACACGGGTGTGCCGGGTGGTCCCTTCCTCGGGTCGGTCGTGAACGTCCAGTTCCTCACGCCGTCTCTGGATGTGCCTCTGCCTCCGAAGTCTGTTGTGCCGTATATGGAGTTCCCCCGCTACATCACGCAGTATAACCAAATCCCCATCCCCGCTGGTGGCGTTCAGCAGATTCAGTCGCAGACCATCACGCTCCCGCAGATTCCCGACCTCTTCATCATCTACGTGAAACCCGGCACTGCCCCCGTGTCCTCCGATGGAGACTACTACCTCCCCGTGGCGACCGCCGCCGATGGTATCCGCAACCCTCTCTCCATCAACTTTGATAACTTCTCGGGTCTGCTCTCGTCCCAGACGTCCGAGCAACTCTACGGGATGTCCGTCAAGAATGGTCTGGAGATGGACTACAACCAGTGGGCGGGTTTCGCACACTCCGCTCGTCCGACTGCCTACCCCGCCTCGTGGGCGGGTGTCGGTAGCGGTCGTGTCCCCCTCACGGGCGGTATGCTCGTCCTCAAACCCTCCCAAGACATCACCCTCCAGACGGGTCAAGCACCTTCGCTGGTCGGCAACTTCACCTTCCAGTTCAACCTTACCATCAAGAACACGACCGCCGTCCAGCAGTCCCCCGTTCTCTACGTCATCACCGCCAACTCTGGGTTCTTTGAGTCCATCCGTGGTTCCTCCCGTATCATCAAGGGTGTGCTGTCCGAGCAAGACATCATCTCTGCTCCTCTCGCCCCGATGGGAACTCGGGACCAACTTGACCGCCTCGTGGGTGCTGGGTTCTTCGGTCGTATGGCGAACGTCCTCTCCAAGGCGAAGGACATCTACGACAAGACTGCCCCCTACCACGGAGCAATCAAGGAGGCGGGGAAGGTGGCGATGGGTGCGATGCGTGGGTCGGCAATGACGGGCGGTGATGCGACGGGCGGTGCGATGAGTGGTGCGGGTCGCAAGAAGATGTCTGCCCGACTGCTGTGAGAACACCCCTCCTAAAAAGATTGTCGGCGGAGTAGAACAAACAAGATGTCGGCGTCAAGTATCACGATTCCGAATACTCCCCGCACCCTCACTTCCGCTGGTTTCATCTCCAGCGGGAACATCACCTCCCGCAATCTGGGGGCAGACAACCAGCAGTATTTCGTATACTCGGCGACTTCCGCCTCGCAAGGTGCTGCCTTTGAGACACTCGGCGGTGGCGGTGGTGGTCTCGTCCAGAATCGTCGCTATGCGAATATCTCGCCGTGGACGGCGGGTCGCACCTACGCCCAGTATGGTGTGGTTCAGTCTTCCGTCTCCCCGTTCGCCCCGTATGTTAAGACGACTGCGGGGTCTATCACCTCCAACACTGACCCGTCTGCGGATGGTGCGAACTGGGCGTTGCTGTCTACCCAACCCGGTCCCTCCCTCTTCAACAACTTTGAACTGGTTGCGGAGACACTCACCCTCCAAGGCAACCAACCCGCCAAGATTCAGTGGTTGGCGGAGGGTTTCGGCACGGCACTGACGCTCACGGGTCGCCCCGCCAACGGCAGTTCAACGAGCGATGCTGAACTCCGTGTGGATGGTCTCCTCAACACCGAGGGTATCAAAATCGTCAACACCAACCACGCCGCCGACCCGTCCATCGGCACGGGAACTCTGGTTGCGGGTGTTGCGACGATTATCACGGGAGCGTCGGATGCGGGGTCTAGAATCTTTCTGACCCGCACGGGTGCTGCCCCCGTGGCGGGTGCTGGGAAGTCTGGAACTCTCCAAGTCGTTTCCAAGACGGCGTCGCAGTTCGTCGTGAACTCTCTGGACGACACGGGTGCGGTCGCAACTAACGACGTCGGCACGTTTGACTGGGTCATCCTCAACCCCAACTGGTCGTAAAGCGTTCAACCGACCGACTTTCTTTCCATTCCAAACATAATGAATACACACGAGGACAACAATGTTCCTCACTACAACAACCAAACAAAGGAGGGTGTCCCTCCATCGTTTGAGTGTTATCGTTTTGTGTCCCCGCTGGGACCTCTGATGACCCGCACCTTCTCGGGAACCCATCTTACCACAGAACCGCCAGTGCTAACCGATTGGCGGAGTAGGGATTGTTCTTCCAGTCTCCTTTCATCGCTCGGTGCGACGTTTGGAAACGCTGTTGCTTTGCCTCCGCCGTCCCCCGCTCAACGCTCCCTTGCCGTTCCAGATGCGACCACATCAAGTGGTCTTTGTATCCCACTCTCCCGAACTTCGTCGTCGCTCCCTTCTCATCCGTCATCGCCAACTTATGGACTCCATCCTCTGCGAACTTCAGTCGCCGAGGGTCATACCCCGCTTGTTTCGCCCGACGCCTCGCCTCTCGGAGGTATGCCGTGGGCGACAACCCTATTTCCTTCAACTCTCGGAGGAAACGTGATTGCTCCGCAGACCCCGACCCCGTCAGTTCCTCCCACCCCGAGATTTCAGTTCCTAACTCGCCCGACTTGGTTCCATCTGCCCGAAGTTGAGTCTCAAAGAACCCATAGTCCGTCGCCTCTACCTTGACGAGTTCCACGCCATCGTCCACCACTTGGGTCTTGAACCCCAGCACCTTCTTACAGAACGTCGTCCACTGCTCTGCCGAGAAGGTCTGCGGAAGAAGTCTCTTCAGACGACCCAGTCTCTCCTCCCGAGAGGTTCCCTTCATCAGAGCGGTAAACGCCTTCTTGGGAAGCGGTTCATCCACCTCAATGATGACGACACGCTTCTTCTTTGCCCCACCTCGGAGGTCGCTGTCGTGCTTCTTGTTCCCGTCCAGAAAGGAATAGACCCTCGCCATCGCCCACTGCTCCTTACTCAACTTCTGACTCATCGGAGCATCCACATTCTTCCGAAACGACCCCTTCATCCGAACGGATGTGGGGTTCGTCTTGTAGGCACCGATACCCCGATTGTAGACCTCTTGAAGGGTTGCCTCGGGAACGCCCGTAGTCTTCGCTAGTTCCTCCAGAGACTGACCCTCCTTCAGACCATACTTCTTGAGGACGTTCTCACGATGCGTCCCTCCGCCTTCAAAGTTATCCAGTTGGTGGTCTCGGTAAAGACCGAACATAGACCCGACATACGGAATCTTGCGGACGAGTGCTTCAAAGGGCGACACCTTCTTGGGGGGACGCACCTCGGCGTTCGGCGTGAACCGACCGAAGACTTGGTAGAGAGGGTCTCCCGACTGATAGATGCGAGTGTTGGGGATGGGGTCATCCAGATTCTTGGGTTGAACGGCGGGGTTGTAAGAGATGCCGTTGCGAATCCATCCTTCCTTGATGAAGGCGTCTAGGATTGCTCCCCCGAGAGAATGCCCCACGCCGTAGTATTCAAATTGAGACGTCGGATACCGCTTCATCACGTTGAGAAGCGTTGACCTATCCGATTGGTATCGTGCTGTTGTCTCCAGTTTGTTGAGAGCAATCTTGGCGTCTGCCTCAAGGTCTCGCCTATCCGTCGGGTTCGTTCCCCGAATGGCGACCACGATGGTGTCGTTATACCGATAGAACTTCAGTGTTGGAGTGGACTCAATGAGAGACCATCCATCAATTAATTGGGGAGGCGTCGCCATATACGATGCCTTCGCCATCCGTTGAAGGACGCCTCTGTCGGGAAGCATCCCGCATCCTTTGAGAACGATACGACCACGTCCAAGCATCCTTTGTTGTATTCTAACAAAGAGAATGCCGTATCGCCTTCGGAAAGCACCAAAACGAGACCTATACTGGGTCGTAGACGATACGGGGAAGCATTACTCCAAAGACCCGATGCCGAAGGAACGAGCGAGGGAGCAACAAAAGGCATTGTATGCGTCCGAGAAGCGTGGGGGTGGTGCGATGTGTGGGGGGCAACTGGAGAAGCGACGCAATGAGACCGAAGACGACTTTCAACGACGTCTCATTCGCACCCAACAACAAGAGGAACGACTCGCCAAGGCGGGAATCACGCCCGAGGCACGGCAAACAGCAATCCAAGCATCCGCCAAGACACGCCAACTCAAGGCACTCCGAGACCAACTCGGGCAAGAGGCAACCAATCTGGCGTATGAACGAGACCCCGACATCATCCGCAAGAGGGAGGCAATTGCGAGGAAGGAACAAGAGAACGCCTTCTTCAACCCTATCCTCCGAGGTCTCACGGGCATCGCCGATGTCGGAACGCAACTCATCTCAATGCCCGGCATCTCTCAAGCAGTCGGCACGACACCCCTCGGACAAGCACTGAAGGGTGTATCCTCCCTCTATCAGAACGTTGCGTCCGACCAACTCAATGAAGGGTTTGCGAGGGAGGATGCTGTCCGCCAAGCACGGGCAGACAAGATTGCGGGACTCGCCGACGCCAACCGAATCCAACAACAGCAACTCGGGGACGCTCTCCAGCAAGTGGGCGTTCAGAACGTAGACCAAGTGAACTTCCGAGACCTTGAC